AGGTAAGCATATCACCCAATGCAGGTTGCTGAGTCATCGTGCCGTTGATGCCGTTGTCGAAGTAGGCTTTCCATGCGGATCGGAATGTGTATTCCTCGGAATAATCGCAATACTCACCGATGGTTACGTTCTTGCCTCCCTTGCCAAGGTGGAGAGCCACATCTTGTGTGGGTATCTCAAGTTCCTTGACATCGGACTCGCCCACATCGTCTACTGCTCGAATCTGCACCGCATAGGACTCTTTGAGAAGGAACTCTCCGCTTACAAGGGCATTGTACTCGTCCGTGTTCGTTGTGGTCTTGGGGATGAGGTCTACCCACTTGTGTTCGTTATCGTTCCATACCTCTGCGGTTCGCTTGCTCCTCCATTGCAGGGAGCATCTGTTGTTTCCATTGAGGGAGTGAAAAGACCTCTTGGCTTTTATCCACACGGAGGTACTACCGCCCACTCGGTTTCCGTTGCCGTCACTACGATAGCAGAGGATGGCATTCTCATTGCCGAGCGGAACAACAAGGGGCTTGGAGTATTCAAGAACTGTTATGGTCTGCGACTTCGTCCCTGTGAACCCTCTTGAGTCAACGGCACTACCGATGACCTCCACGCTACCGGGCTTGGTAATCGCATCCGAGGTGATGGTGTTGGATGCGGATGTGTTTGCCACTCCACCCACGCTCAACAAGTATCTCACCGGGGTTGCATTGTACTTGCCCTCTGCGTAGACCGTTGCGGTCACCCTCGACTTGCCTTGGATGTATGTCCCTGCGAGGGAACTCGGCATGGACGAAGGGTTGCTTGGCGAGAGCGAGATAGACACCGAAGGCTTTGTGTCGGCATTCTCTGTCATCGTGAGAGTTCGCACAAGGTAGTCGGTGTAGGTCTTGCCGTCTACCACGGTGCGGATGATAAACATCACGGTGAGGGCATTGCCTGCCTTATTCTTGAGCAGAGCCATGTCCTCTGCCGTAAAGGTGTAGGATGTACCCGTCTTGCTCAAGTCTCGGTAGGGAGCATATGCGTACCATCCGACAGAGTCTGCGATACAGGCATCGAGGGATGTTACCGCATTGCCTCTTGGGTTGGTGTAGTAGATGGTCGGCAAGGTTGTGTCGGTAAAGTTGGGGGCGTATGTTAGCCTTGCGCCTCTTTCGATGGTGTCAAGCTCCCAATCCTCGGAGGTGGTCTTGACCGTTGTGTAGTAGATTCTTGTGGAAAGGCTGACGGGAATCGTCTTGTTGCCATCGGTGTTGTGGTCAACGGTAATTGTTCCGCTTACGCTGCCTTTCTTCGCAGGGAACTCCTCGGTCTGCCAAGAGACCCTGCCCTTGTAGTAGACCTGTTGCCCGTTGATGGTGACGGTGGTGGGGCCTGTACTGTAGTAGTTGACATCACCGCCAACCGATGACAGAGTCCAACTGATGACCGAGCGGTTGTTTGCCACATCCTTTGCCTGTGTACAGGACAACTGCAAATACCGTCCACCATAGGATGCACTTGTAAGTGTAATTGAACTTGACATGGTTAACCTCCGATCCAAGTGAATGCCAAGCCGTCACTTGTGTCTGCTTTGTAGCCACCGAACTGAACGGTCCCAAGGAAGGTAGCATCATTGATGTGGAGCTTGTTCTTGCTGATGTATGCGACCTCGTTGCCCTCATCAAAGAACGAGAGTCTTCCTGCGGTAAACCAAGCATAGCCCTTGAACTCACCGCTTTCGTTTGTCTCGCCCACCCCTATGCCGTATGCCGTTTGACCTGCGAGTTCACCGTTCTTGTATGTGCCGAGTTCTCCTCGCTTGATATAGGTGTTTGTGGTCTTGACATCATTGTCAATGGTCTCTACGCTCTTGTAGAGTTCCGTGACCCCCTTGGAATTAGTCTCAATGGCAAGGTCGGTCTTCTGTGTGTATGTGCCGAAATCGGATACCGCAACATACTCTCCCTCAAAGCTCTCCTTGATACTCTCCTCATAGGCGGTCACGATGTCCGCAGATTTGATGATAAGAGCCTTGATGGAGTTGAATGTATTGACCGCTTCTTCCTCGCTATTTTGAGCCTTCTGCGAGGTCATAACCACATTGGCGGTGTTGCCTTGTATCGCATTATCGACAGTAGACAATGCCCAATTGAGCTGCTCGACCAACTGATGCATATAACTCTGCATCTGCGACATCTTGCCCTCAGTATCGGTGGCGGTGATATTGGGGAATCGAATGTCAATACCCATGAACATCACTTCCTTGCTCAATGGTTTTGGTGATGGAGTATATCTTCGCCTCGCCCACACCCTCGATGCGGAGACGGAAATGGTCGCATCTCTGCGGCCTTATGGGGAGGGAGAAGGATCGCAGATGCGTTCCCGTTACCGAGGCGAGGTGATGCCACTCTCCGAAGGAATCGTACTGTGCTAAGAACTTAACCTCCGAGCCGATGGCGAGGGACATACGGAGAACGATGCTCGATACATACTTCTTGTCGGGCATCGAAGTGCCGATGACACCGCTTTCGGCATACCATGCTATCTCGGCAGACTCCTTTGTTCCCGAACCGAGGATGGTCTTTATCTGCTTGTCCTCATGGTCGATGTAGTACATCTCGCCATCGCAGGAGCAGAAGGCATCCACCCTTGTGTTGTCCTCTCTGTGCCAGAGGTTCGTGTTGGTATCGAAGACGAACAGATGCCACTTGCCGTCCTTTTCCGACCTCATGGAGATATAGTATTTGTTGTTGTGAGAACCACCCACGGCCCCGTTATAATAGGGATTGTCACTTGTCTCATCCACAGAAGAGTAGTGGATATCCCCAAAGGCGGTGGATATCTCTGTGGGCAGAGAGCCGTCATACACACAGACTCCGCTTCTCGACTTGTAGAAGAGAGCCTCGTTGACGATGGCAAGGCTATTTCCTGCACCTCTCTGTACCCCTCGACAGGCGGTTGTTTGCACCTGATAGTTGGCAGGGAAGTTGCCGTACACCTTGTGCAGACAGTTCTCCTTGAAGAACAGGGGGTATCCGAGGTGGGTGATAGCACCCGTCCATTGTCCGTCCGTACCGCAGGATGCTGCATAGGAGTCTGTGGAGAGACCCATATAACAGTACCAATTCTTGAAGTCACCGAGTTTGGATGCGTAAATCTCGTTGACGATATCTCCGTCCGCATTCTCTCCGTATCGGCATCCCCACAGGCGGTTGCCACTCTCAATGACAAAGTCCATGATGGGGACCGTTCTCTCAAGACGGAGGTCGGTATCTCTGTTGATGACATCGTCAAGGAAGCCGACAACCACGATGTAGTCATCCGTTCCCTCGGCTCGGTCAATTTCGGCATCTCCCTCGTCATGGTAGACCGCCCACAGGGGACTTGTCTTGCCCTCAAGGTCTTTGAAGGCGGTGACATCATCGGGAAGACCGCTTATCTTAACCGCATCGTATTGGCTGAAGGACTTTGCGATGTTGGGTGCGGATATCTTGATATAGGTGGTGGCAATCTGCGACCACACCGAGTTGGAGGTGGAGTATTGCTTGAGAGCATGGGGCGAGGTGGAGGTATCAATCCACAGGGGGTGCTTGGTGGTGTCCGTGGGAGGGGTTGTCCCCTTGTAGGTGTTGGTGTACACCTCACCGTCCACCTTGCACATCTCATAGGATGCCGAGCTTACAGAGAAAGATGCCTCAAGGCTTCCGTAGTCGGTCAAGTCCTTGGTGTTGACATACACCTTGTCCGGGAAGATGACGATATAGGCCCCCATCGAGACGAGTCTCTTGGGAGTGTCGGTGAGAACAAGCCCCGTGACCTCATATTTCCCCACATATAGCGAGTTTCCGTCCACATAGCATAAAGTATCCTTCGACACCATTCCGTTCGTTGTGTGGCTTTCTACTCCGACTTGAGGGTATTCAAACAAACCTCTCTTGCCTCTCGGAGCGAGAAGGGGATAGTGATCAGAGCAAAGGTTCTGCATATCGTAGAACTCTCCGTCATGGATGCGAGGGTTGTGGTTATAGCCACCGAAAGCATCGACATTGCTTCGTGTGGTGGGGATTTCCGTAAGAGTTGAGTAATACACCTTGCTACCCCCTTAAAAGTAATTGATGTTCTTTCCCTTCGGCATATGTGTCCTGTTGTAGTGGTTCGTGTATGCCGATAATGTATCGTGATAACGGGTTACGTTGTTGTTATACCTTGCGTATTCTCCGTTAAAGAAGTCTATCTTGGATGCAAGCCACGAAAGGTACAGTTCGTCATAGGGTGCGTTGACGATGAGTTCCGTGTCGAGCGGTGTCTCGTCATCGTAGCCGTTGAAGTTGACTCCCTCACCGCCCTCATGGGTGTCGATGATGTTGTTCTTAATCATGCCGTCCGCAATGGAGAGCCACTCGATTTTGTCGGAGAGCGAGTAGCCGTTCGGCTTGAGCGAGTCTACTTTTGCGATTGCTTCGCTGATGGTCATAATGTGTCCCCCTTATTCAAGAATTGGGGAGCAACTGCCCCCCATCCCTTATTTCTTGACAGATTCGTTGAAAGCAAAGGCTTGCTCTGCCACATCCTCTGCGTTGCGGATGACCTCTGCCACGCATTCGGGAACTTCTACCTCGACTCCTCTCTTGATGAGCCAAGTTCTGCCGTTGACACAGACGAAGACATCGTCCTGTCTGTCACGCTCTCTCGGAATGCGAATCTTAACGAGTTTTTCCTTTTCGGTCTTGTTTACTTCTGCCATGGTTATTTCCTCCTAAAATGTGTTAGAGGGAGGGGGGATACCCCTCCCCCTTTTGAGAGTTTAATTAGTTAGCGGATGCCTTGGTAGACCACTTGGCAGACTTGGACTCAATTGCACAGATGTAATTGGGAACAAGCAGCTCTGCGGTCTTGATAGCCTTCCAACCCACGGAGCTTCTCTGGTCGAGGGGGTCAGCCGTACCGGCAGAACCCTTCTGCTTCACGATGGTCTGCAGACCGCCACCCGAAATCTCGGTGACACCGTATGCACCCTCACCGAAGACGAGAGTGGAGAAGACACCGCCCTCATAAATCTTGGCTTCGGTGGTCTGCACGAAGCGGACACCTGCGACCTCACCGATTTCGCCCTCATAGAGGTTGGTGGGGTTGGCATACTTGTGAGCATCAATCCATTCGGGGTCACGCATGAGGTCATACGCAACGTAGGGGTGGATGATGGCTACATACTTGCCACCGATGGTGGGAGCATTCTGCGCACGAAGGTGTGCAACTACCGCCTGAATCTCCTTGACGGTGAGCTGGTCTTCGGCGGCAAGATTACTTCTCGAAGTTTTTTCATTTGCCCAGAAGATGCTCTTGTTCTCGGAGTGAATCTTGTCACGAACGATGGTGTCGAGGGTAAGACCAGCCTGCTTACCAAGAAGCTTGGTAGCCTCAAGGATGGTGTTGTCGAGGGAGGTCAGCTCAAGCACATCGGACTGGGTGATGTAGTCACCGTACTGAGCCACAGTAGCGGTGATGGCGGTCACGGTAAGGCTCTTGCCATCAGGGGTAACACCCTCAGTAAGAGCGGTGGTAGCCTTAGGCAGCGAAGAGAACTTACGGAACTCAATGGTCTTACCACCATTGGCAGGGATAGGTCTCTTCTGTCCGAACTGGTCATGAACAAGGTTTGCCGAAGCCTCATCGATAAGGGTCATATCGTAGAAGGTCTTCATTTCGGGGGACAGACCATCAAGCAGGGTGGTCTGTACGGTGTTAGCGAAAAGCTGAAGGTTGATTTTGATGAATTCCATGATTGAATCTCCTTTTGTTTTGTTGTTTTGTTGTTTTGTTGTGTGGTGTGGTGTAAAAGGAGATCGGATTTTGTTTAGAACTTAATCTTCTCTCCTCTTGCGACTCTGCGGATGATTTCCGCTCTGTCGGCTTTTGAGAGTTGTGACACATCACTCTTGACTACAACCGATGCCTGCGAAGAGATTCCGTTTTCGGTAGGTCTTGCGCCATTGGCAATGACCTTGTTCGTGAGTTTCTGCTCCACCGCTTTTGCCGTATACTGCATAGCCTGTGGGACGAGTTCTCTGTGGTGCATGGCGAAGTAAGCCGTTTCTACACCGACACCGCTTCGGAGAAGGTTGATGAACTGAGGGTTCTTGAGTTCTTCACCGAGGTCGAGGTTGGGGAAGGAATGCTTGGCTTGTTCTGCCTGCTTCATCCACTCTGCCACATCTCGTTCGGCTCTCTCTTTGTTGGATTGCTCCTCCATCTGCTTCTTGAGTTCGGCATTCTCACGTTCCATCTTCTTGACGGCTTTGAGCTGCTCTACGGAGACACCCTTCTCCATGGCTTCCTCTTCGTAATAGCTATCATCTTCTTCGATAGCCTTGTTGAGAGCCTTGATGTCGGATGCATCTACCCCGTATTTTCTTGCAAGCATTTCAAGGGTGGGGGCGAGTTCGTTGTACTTGTCAACGGTCTCCTTTGAACCCTTGAGTCTCTTCTGTACGGTATCCTGAACCCTCGCATCGTAGAGGTCTTTGTACTCTCCTTTGATGAGAGCCTCAAACTTTGCGTTGCGGTCTTCGGGTTCTGCTACCGCACCATCGGTATTGCTCGGCACATCGGCGGTCTGTGCCTCCTCTTGGATGCCGTATTTGACATCGGCAAGGGGATTTTTTGCGCCCTTTTTGGTTTGCAGGCTGGGAACACCTGCGGTTACACCATTTGCTCCGTCAGCACCCGTGCCACCATCTCCACCCGTGCCTTCGGCAAACAGTTGGAGGTTGATGCCTTCGGAAAAGAGTTTGTGTGACATACAAGTCATCCTTTCTGCCCGTTTCGTGGGCGAATCGTGGTTTATATTTAAGGCTTATTCAGCCTCACCAAACGAATGTAGTTCCACATACTGTGGATAGTTGTGGGCAAGTAGGTGATACCCCACTTGAGCCACGAAGAAGGTGTGCAGAGCCTCCTTGTATGAGGTGTACTTGGGGATGGCGGTTATCTCCGCATCTCCCCTGTCGAGCCGTATATGGGGCCGTTCCTCAAGACCGCCCTCCTCATACAGGAACTGTAGGCTCTGTGCTACGGTGTAAGCGAGGATCGATGCAGAGGCACAGACGATATCCTCGCCCTCTTTGGATGCCCCTGCGTGACCCATAAGCCGTAAGGTAATGCTCTCTGTGCCGTTGTCATTCCTACGGCTGAAGAAAGCCCGTATCATATCCTCGCCCCCTTATGTGGGAGAGGTGGAGTCAGCCACCCTCTGTCTTGCTTTCTTGGTTGTGGACGATTCCCCGACACTACTATCCCCACCGAGAGCCTCTGTGCTTTCGGGGTTCTGCGGTGCGTTCATACCGGGCATTGCGATGCCGTACTGTTGGGCGAGTCCTGCGGTTATCTCTCCGACACCGCCATCGACCATCTGTGCCAGCATCATCATCTGCTGAAGCATACCGCCATTCATCTGTATCTTCTGCATGATGAACTCCTTGCGGTCAAAGTCCATCATGTCGAGGCAAGCAAGTGCTTGGTCAGCCATCTGCGGATTGAAGAACCCTGCCCCGTAGAACTGAAGGGCAAGCTCGTTCTGCGACATCTTGGAGTAGGGCGAAGCCTTCTGTGCCGTTACCTCGATATCGAAGAGGGGAAGCCTCATGCCCATGTCCATGCCGAAGTCCATGCCCTGCATCTGCGGTTGAATGCCTGCGTTGCTATACTGCACGAACCTTGCGACTCCGTTCTCACCCATGATGCGGAAGCAACGGGGGAGGTCATAGAACTGACGAATGAGTTCGATGATGAGGAGGCACACTTGACGGAAGGAGCGGTATGCACCCTTGTTGTCCTTACGAACGAGTTTGGCAGAAGCCTCTTGCATGGCTGCCACACCACTCGCTGCCGTGACACCGCCCGTTGTACCGCCCTGCGATACATCACGGTTTCCTGTGGTCTCCTTGAGTTCATCAATCTTGTTGTTGATGACCGAGACATAAATCTCGCTGAGGGGCTTGCCTTGGATCGGAAGCACACTATCCTGTCCGAGGTTGCCGTCCACATGGACGAAGTCCTTGGTCATGTCAGCGTACTCCTCCTCGTTCACTGTGCCGTCATTGCGGATGAAGTGACGAGGACGGGCATTGGCAAGCATATTCTGCATAATGGCTTGGTTGCCCCTGTCGATATACTCCTGTGCCGACTTGCCCACATCAATGTAGCCGAAGCCTGCAGGAGTTCCCTCTACACGGAACAGAGGGTCAAAGACGAAGGGATACTTGCCGTGGTCATAGAAGCCTCTCTCGGCAAAGTTGGGGTCATTCTCGGTGGCGAAAAGCACCACATCGTTGACGAACTTACAGTAGTGAAGCACCTGCTTACCCTGCGAGTTGACCTTCTTGTAGTACCAATCCACCACAACAGACTTCTCGGTGGTGTCCACGGAGTCATCGTAGACATACTTGGCAATGTCGATGGTGGCGGTGGTCAGTTTACCCATCAGTTGGGGATACCGACCCACAAGCACCTCGTTGTCGGCAAGCTCCACATGGAACACGTTGCGAGAGTCTTGGATATCGGTGATACCGCTCTGCCAAAAGAGGTTGATGAGGTCTACCTTCTTGACCGAGATGTCACCAAGACCATTGAGTTTGGAAGAGTCCCAAAAGACTCCGTATACACCCGTACCGCTCTTGAGCTTGTAGCCCCACACATCATCGTAGGTCTGCTCAAAATCGTTTTGGTCGAGGATTACCGGGATGATGGAGGTCAGCATCTCTGCCTCTGCCTTATCCCCCTCCTCACGGGGAAGGATGTTGGGCGAGGGGAAGTTGTCCATCGCATCAGCGTGTTTGTTTGCGATACAGTTGAAGAGCCATGCCGAGGTGGGTTCGACCACGTTCAAGCCCTTGCTCCGCATGGATTCCCAATGACGGAGTTTGAACCATTGCTCATTGTCTACGATGCGCCTCTCAAGGTTGGCTTTGCCCTCCTTGTACTTCTTGAGGGTCTGCGTAGCCTTCTGCACCGCCTCCTTGCCAATGGGTTGCTCCAAGGCACGGAAGCCGTCCACGGCCCCGTTAGCACCGATACCCTGTCCACGGAGCATCTGTTCCTGTTGCTTCTCTGCAAGCATCCTCTGCACCTCGTCCTCTGCGGTGGGGCGAGGAGCGGATTGTCTGCGGAGCATCTGCTCTTCGTTTGAGGGTTGGGTCTGCTTCGGCTCTTCTTTCTTTTTTCCGAATATAGCCACTTACTCTATGACCTCCATTCTCTGTTTTGTGGGTCTTGCGATGATATCTTCCTTGGGGATATCGAGGTACATTGCCATCGGAGTCTCGCTATAGCCATCAGGCGGTGCGGTCATCCTCGGCTTGATGGGTCTTGACATACACAGATAGCGAATGGCATCTGCGATATGGTCTTCACCCTCGGTGTCGATGTCTTCGGGCTTATGCTCGTCATACATCAAGAGAGGCAGAGTTCTGATCGTCCCCTTGCAATTCTTGAAGATGTACATCATAGGGTAGCCGTTCTCGTCAAAGGCGAGTCGGTAATGCATCTGCATCCACCCTGCGAGTCTTTCGTGGTCACCCTTGCCGAAGTATATGCCGTGTTTGGCTGCCGTCTCTGCGATGCTCTCGCCATACTCAGCATTCCATATGGCAGGGTCTGCTACTCCGATAATGTTCTTGCCCTTGAGCCATCGATGCTCGGTCTCTATCTTTCGCATCTCGGAGAACACCTTGCTCGGTATCCACTTGAGACCCTCGTTGGGGGTCTTGGTACATCCATAGAACTCAAGGATGTTATAGAGGATGCCGTCTGTATCCATAGCAAAATACTCGCAAGCAAAGGGGTGATTGTAACCCCAGTCGAAGCACCGAAAGATAGTCCAACTGTCGGGTATCTCAAAGGGTTCGATAACGTGGGTGTACTGTCTGTCGAGGTAATGGTCGGGTCTGTCGGCAAACTCCTCAAAGAATTGCCCCTCATACACATCCCAAGAGCCGTAGAGCCATGCCTCACGGAGTTTGGGAGGGAGAGCCTCAAGCTGCTTGATGTAATCGGGCTGACTCTCCATCAGCACCTTGTTATCTGTGACAAGGGATTGGATGAAGGAGTAGTCCTTGGGGTCTTCCCCCTCCTCATACCGCTTCTCAATGAATATGCGCTTGATGTACTGATGACCCTGTCCACCGGGGTTGCAGGTGTAGTAGACCCTCTTGGGGAAGTCATTAACACCACGAAGACAGGCGGTGATGGTCTTCATTTGATACTCGGATAACTGAGTAGCCTCGTCAAGGAAGATGACATCGTACTCCGTACCCTGCATTCTGTCGAGGTCTCCGTCCTTGGCACAATACTGAAAGTTGATGGTGCTTCCGTTGCCGAACTTGAGAACCTTGTCCTTGTCATTGTATCTCGCAATACCGATGAGTTCGGATCGGAGGATGTTGATGTGGTTGTTGATGAGTTCGGGGTAGGTTCTACGGACGATGAGTATCTTGATACCGTGGTAGCGAAGAGCCAACAGTTTTGCCTTGGTTCTTACGCTCCAAGACTTCCCACCGCCTCTCGCCCCACCAAAGGCTATGTGCTTGGTGTTTGCCTTGAGGAAGAGCTTCTGCTTCTCACTTGGCTCGTTGATGGTCAAGGTTGGCATGGGGCATCACCTCCTCATTGGCTATATACCTCAAGGTCTCCCCCGATGGTCACCTTAATCTCTTTGTCTGTGGTATCTCCTTCAGCATCCTTCCGCAGCTTCTCAATCCTTGCCAACTGCTCCTGCATATCAAGTTCGGACTTGTACCCCTTGATATCACGGAGGTCTTTGAGGGACGATGTAATGTGACGGATGCTCTGTGAGTCAACGATGAGGTAGCCACTCTTGACTCCCTCTGCGATTTTGTGCAGTAATATATCTGCGACAGTTTGAATACCGTTTGCTCGTTCTGCTTCTTGACTTGCCACAGATTCTACGATTTTCGTGCTTGCTTTCTGCTCTGCTTGTGTCCGCAAGTCTGTCCAATTTTCTTTCTCGGCTCTTCGCCTGATGGAGCTGAACGAAACTCCGTATTTAGAAGCGAGTTTGCGGTAACTCGTCCCACCACGGATATACTCTGCCTTGATTTTCTTAAAGTCAGGCATAGCAATCCTCCTTTGTGACACCATTTTACAATATTCGATGTCGGCTATGTAACCCACCCCCCAACAAAAAAATTGAGAGGCTTTTAACCTCCCAATTTTCTTTATGTCTCAAGTATCTTTTTGCCGTATAGGTAACGGAATAGTTTCCGCTTGAGGATGTAGACATCGGTCTTGAAGCCCTTGCAATCTTCGACTATCCATTCCCCGGTGCGCCTGTCCGTGTATACGAAGTCAGCCACATAGTAGACGGCTCTCTCGCCATCCTGCTTGGGGATGAGTTCGTACTTGACCTGTCTCCGCACACCGTCTATCTCTCCTGCCTTTTCAAGGAGCATCAACTCCATGTGCCTTCTGTACTCCTTTTGGCTATCGTATACGGTCCCATCGGGAAGCCTTATCTTCTTATTGCCATACTTGTTATACCTCATGTCTCCTCCTCATACTTCTTGTCAAGCATACGGCAGATGCGACATTTCTTGTAGTTCTCCATGTTGTTACAGTAGGCTGCCTTGTAACGCATATTCCCAAAGGTATCCTCAAACACAAGGTTAACTGTATTTCTCGGTTCTACCCCCTCGCAACAGATGCGATTGGGCTGAAGTCTGCGATAATAAGGGCATACCACATACTTCGCTTCATAGTCCATCAAAGTACCACCTCCTCGGTATCTTCTTGTCTTTCCCATGATATCTCAATGTGACCGCACTTACGGCATCTGCTGACCGACACGGTCACGTTGACATATCTCTCAATTTCCTCATAGATGCAGGGGTCAAGTTCATGCTCTCCATCGGGCTTAACGGTAATGCCGGGAGGGAATTTGCATTTATGCTCCACCGCCATCACCCTTCTTGTCCTTCCTGTGATTCCAACAAGACCACGAACAATACACCTTCAAAGTTCGCCCCTTTTCTTTGAATACATGGTTATATGGGGGAATAAAGGTCTTCCCACACTTGCCACAATTGTACTCCTTCAAAGGGTTGTACCTATCTGTCCAATCAGCCACCGCCATCACCTCGCTTTATCTTAAAGTTCCTTGCGCTTCTCTCGATCCTTGCGTTGCGTATCCGTGTGTAGGCGAATACCTCCCTGTCCTGCCGTATAGCCTCGTTCTTATCGTCAAGGTATTTACGGTATGCCTTGTATTCAGGACACACAGAATGACAGGCAGGTCTCCTATTCGGGCAATCAGGCCTACATGGAATCTCCATCATCATCACCCCTTGATGCAATAACCATGAAGCACATGATGGAAAAGCCTATGATCCCACCAAGGATCAGCCCTGTTGCAAACCAAATCATGTTTTTTCCTCCGTAAATTCTTTTACAAGGTTGTTGATCCGAGACATCGTTACAATTTCGCCGTATAACACAATGTCATGTGTGTATTCTTTCAACATCTCGACAAACTCCTTGACGGCTTCGGCTCTGTGTTGGTCAATACACCAATGGCAACTCGTTCCACCGTCTGCCATGTTTCCAAGAATGTCCGCCTTGGCTTGCTCATACTGCTTATCGATTTCGGCTTCCAATTCCTCAATCTCTGCCTTTTGGCGGTTGATGAAGTCATCTATTGCAAGCACATCTTCCTTGCTCAAAGTAACGCTTCCAATGTTGATAGCAACCATTTTTGAGAAGTTCCAATCCGCACTAATCTCGTTATGGTCCACAGGGAATCACCTCATCTATTCTGTCCATCTCCTTGACACTTACCGTCAAGTGGTGGTCGTTATAGTATTCTTCAAACAACGCTTTTACTAACAAAGTTGCGGTCTTGATGTCCATATCTTGGGCGACTACTACGCCATCCAATAGGACCTTGTATCTCGTTTCTGTCATTCGTTATCACTCCAATCTAAATCATCGTCATCACTATCATCTTTCACAGATCGGTTATCCTCTTTAATGGCAATAACATCGATGGCCAGATTTTCGGTGTTAACCCGGAAATAGAATAAACACCAAACACCCTTGATTTCGTATCTTACTGCTCCAATATTATCCGTTTCATGGTATTTTGTCGAAATGCAATGCAAGACACCATACCTTTTCACGACGATCTCGCACGCCGCATCTTGAATATCCGTCCAATCCAACCCCGTGTTGTTAAAAACGATGTTATAAGCTACTTCTATTCTTGGAAATTTCATTTTTCCTCGCTCCTTTCCGCAAGCGCCTTTTCGCCAATCGTTTTTAATCCCTCACAACAAGCTGCGCAAAGGTGTATTTTGAGTTTGCGTTTGGCTTTCCTCGGGACTACTCCATAGATTTCATAATCGCTCTCATAGTAAAACCTTGTAACCCCCATTGCGTATGGGCTCTTTGCCATCGCCCCACAAGAATCACACATATAAACTTTCATTTCCCCTCGCTCCTTTCATATGTCCATCGGATCGCAGTTTTCGCAATCGGGGTCGTCGTTGTAGTAGAGGCAAAGCTTACAACAAAACTGCGCTTCCCATCCATCGCAAAACTCTTGTCTGTCACAGGTGTGGCACGGGGATTCGCTCTCGTCAAGTTCTTCATCAAGCTCTTCGTCTCGTTCTTCGTCTCGTTCTGTCATTCTTCCTCGCTCCTTTCCTTCAACGCTTTCTCCGCATCCTCTTTGGAGAGGAATACGGTTTTGCCGAAGTCTTTTGATTTGTGACAATAATACAAGCCGTTTTTATACTTTGCTGACACCCACGTGTTTCCTTTATCCACACTAACTGATATCGCAGTTCCGCAGAAGATTTCGGCTACATTTAACTCTTTTTCGGTATCTACGGTTGTTAAGTAATACACCGTATCCCCCACCTTACAAGGCGGCACGATGACACCCTTGGCAAGAAGGTGGTCGGCATAAACTTCCGCATATGGTTTGTCCGATCCAAATAGCGAAATGTCTGCGGACACTATAAGGTCTATGAGCCTTTCTCGTTCTGTCATTCTTCCTCACTCCTTTCTTCTTTGGCAAGTCTCTGCTTTAGCATCATGATATTTTGGATTAGTTCAAGGGATTGTTCTGGAATGTCGTTCCCTATCCCGACAGTATTGCAAATATCGGAATGCACATTACAGAGAATGTCCATCGCAATATCCAGCATCGCAGTTCGCTTTTCGATGGTCATACCCAATTCACCTCGATTCCCTTTTCCCTTGCGTGTTTGGTAAGAGCCTCAAGAGCCACATCGTCATACCGACTTCTGTAGTCCTTCATGGTCTGTGCGAACTCCTCCGAGAACCTTGTGAGCCTCTCCTTACCGAAGCCGTACTTGCCGTTGAGGACGAGGACGGTGACAAGGAAGCACATCTGCACCACAATGTCGGTGAGCCTCTTTTCCCTCGCTACTTGGAGAGATGCTTTCGATATCTTCATTTTCCGCTGCTCCCGAAGCCATTGCTTCCTCTTTCGGTGTCCTCAAGGCTATCCACCAACTCAAGATCGGGGGTGATGATAGGGAGAAGCACCAACTGTGCAATCTTCTCTCCTGCCTTGAAGAAATACTCCTCGTTGGTATGGTTGTAGAGCTTGACCACGATGCTTCCTGTGTAGCCACAATCGATGACCCCTTCAGCCGTGAGTCCGTGCTTGACATTGAGTCCAGACTTGCTCTTTACGAAGCCCACATACCCCTTCGGAATCTCCATATGGACTCCCGTGTCGATGATGGCAGAGCCGACCTCTGCGAACTCATCCCAAACATCGGTCGAGCATCCGGGAACTTTTACATCCACGGGTGTGTAAAGGTCGAGTCCTGCATCGGTTTCGTGCGCTCTTGTGGGGAGAATTGCGTTCTCGTCTAACTTGATTTTCATGTTTTTGTTACCTTTCAAGTGAAATTTCAGTTGTTTTTTGAGTTTTTTCAGTTGAGTTTCACTTCTCATAGACCGAGAATGTCACTCATGGTCTTGTATTCTGCCTTGGCTTTCTCCCTGCGAATGTCCACACCCTCCACCTTGATGGGGAAGCACATCTCAAGCACACGGCTATAGGTTCGTGCCATCGTCACATCCGTGGGGGCCTTGAGTTGCTCCGTGGTGAGGTTCGTGGTAACGATGAGTGGGAGCTTTGCCTTGTACCTTGCGTTGATGATGGTATATACCACCTCGTTCATGTACTCGGTGTTACGCTCCGCACCGAGGTCATCGAGGACGAGGAGAGGGTAGGCATTGAGACCCTCGATATACTCGTTCTTCCCCTCAAACATTCCCATCAACTTGTTGGCTATGTAGGACACCGATGTCATCAGCACCGGGAGTCCTCGGTCTATGAGGGCATTGACGGTGCAGGCAGCGAGGAATGTCTTCCCCGTGCCTACCGAGCCGTAGAGGAGGATACCCTTGCCGTCCTCCTTGAACTGTCGGAAGTTGTCCACATATCTCTGCATGGCGAGGAGGAGTTTGTGGTTGGGATCAGAAGCCATGTCGAAGGTGCAATGGGAGAGAGAGCCATCGGGGAATGCGTTGTCACGGAGTCTCTGTATGCGCTCTGCACGTTGCTTCTCAGCCTGCTCGGCTTTCTCCTTGTCCTGCCGTTCCTGTTCGCACTTGCAGAGACAGTAGGGTCTCATCTTACCCCACGGCAGGGTGACCTCAATCTCCTTGCGTGTATGGCACTTACCGCAGACGAGGAAGCCCTCATCGTCCTTGTAGTCGATGTCAGCCACCGCTATAGCCGTTTTAGAGCGTTCTGCGAGGCTTTCCATGTAGTTCCGTATCACTTATACCCCTCCCTCAAAAGATGTCTTCAGGGTTGCCGTAGTCGGTTGTAGAGTAGGTTGGCTTGCTCTGCTTTCGGTTACGGCTTTCCCACGTTCTCACCGCTGCCTTCCAATCCGTCATCTTCGTTTTGCCTACCATCCAACCCTTGGATGCATAGAAGTCGATAAAGGCTTGAGCATCAATCCCGTTCCCCCTCTCGGTGCAATAGGCTTGTACCTCGTCAAGAGAGGGTGGGACGAACCGCTTCGGTGAGTCCTTCTTATTGCTTTTCTTTTCTTTACTACTCTTCTCTATACTATTCTCTACTATACTGTGGCAACCATCTGGCAACCGTTCGGCAACCATCTGCTCGGAATCAAGGGTGTAGACTCCGTTGTCCTTGATGCCGAGGAGCTTCAGTTCCTCTTGGAAACTCGTTGGAGTATAGCGGTCTTTTCGGAGGGTGTTGTGCATCCTCCAATGCTTGATTACGATAACACCGCTCTCAAATCGAATGACATAACTCTTTGCCATCAGCACCTTGAGGTCATCCGTGGATGCGTGTGCTTTCCACATAGCCAATTGCACTTGATTGCAGAAGCCGTCATCGTCTGCTCCTTGGTTAAGGTGGAAGTATAACGCTTGTGCCGATGCTGATAACGATATGAAATTATCGTCATCGGTTATCTTCTTAGTAAACATTCTCTTTTCAGCCATCTATGTCACCTCCAATTCTCTTTTTCGTCACCGCAATGGGGAAGTCCTCAATCTCGGAAGCCCACAGGCAAGAGCCTTTGCCGTTGAATTGCTCCCAAAGGAATGGGAAGCCACCGATGCCGTCAAATAGGCTTGCCATCGTTGCATCCCTCTCATAGCAGGCACAGAGCCTCTTGAGAAGCCATCTCCAGTTGGGAAGGCTAATGCTATTTCCGAGAGCCTTATAACGAGCTGCATCCGAGGATTGCTTCTTCTTGCCGTTTGTGTCTATGTAGTCTCCGATGTCCGTCCATCCGTCCGGGAATCCTTGAAGCCGTTCGCACTCAAGGGGAGTGAGCCTGCGGACGATGTAACGAGTCTTCTGCGGAACGGCAACGATGTCTCGCTCTACACCCGACCTCATACCGCACCCCTTGTAGTAGGAGGAGTCCAGCGTTCCTGCCTTGTCTCCGTTTATACCTTGTGGCATTACCTCTTCCACAACTGCCGTACCGCCTTGATTGCAGGCAGGGTAGCCACAGTTGTTGGCATCGAGAGTTCGTGCCGTGTCGGCTTCGTATACACCGCTATGGGGGTTCTTGCTCTTCCATGCGTTGCTATCGTAAGAGCCGATGCCGTAGCAGACCGCAGACGGTCCCTTCGCTACGATTGGAGAGTTGATGCCGTCCTCCGATACCTCAAAGTCGAACTTTGCGTTCTTGCCTTGGTTGAAGGAGGCTCTGTCGAGAGCCACAACAACCTCGGTAGTTCTCACATCCCCAACATCAAAGGAGTTCAGGGTGTTGGTGGTGTCACTCTCTTTCCATGTCTCATAGTCGGTCTCGGTCTGCGCTCTCTTGGACTTGGAATAGCATTGCATCACCATCGGCACGTTACCGCCACCCGTCCCCATTCGGGAGGTGAGGGTCTGTACCTTTCCGCTCTCATCGATGTCAACCCTACTGTCGGCAGGGTGATTCTCAACGGAATATACGGGTTGGAACAGATACTGTGCATTGTTTGCTCGGAGGGTTGCGGACAACTCCTCGGCTATCAAAGCACCCTTTCCACCGCCTGCCTTGCCTTCTCGGTCTTGCATGGTGTAGGCTACTGTTCCCTCGCTATCATCTGCTCCAAGGCTTCCTGTAGCATCGGAGGAAGTTTCTTTCCTCTTCGATTGGCTCGATTCAATATCCCTTGACACGCTTTTGCGGACAAACAGTATTTCGGGTGCGGATTCACCTCCAAAATCTGCGACAAGTGCGATTCTACGTCTTCGTTGGGGGACTCCCCAAAACTGTGCATCGAGAACTCGCCAAGCAATGCTCCACCCGTCTCCCACGATGCATCCGCTCGTTGTCCATTTTCCGCTTTCAGGCATAGGAATAACGGCATTTTTGTCTGCGACTTTGGCGGTTTCTTCAAGGACGATTCGGAAGTCTTCTCCTTTGTTGGAACTGAAGGCTCCGGGGACATTTTCCCACACCATGTATCGAGGTCGAATATCGATACCTGACCTTCCACATCGTACATCTTTCTCTCTCATCTCCTTTATGATTCGTATTTGTTCCATGAAGAGTCCGCTTCGCTCACCCTCAAGCCCTGCCCTCTTGCCTGCGACAGAAAGGTCTTGGCAGGGACTCCCCCCGATAATGCAATCGACTATCGGGGCCGTGAGTCCGCTTATCTTCGTTATATCACCAAGGTGCTTCATACTCGCTACTCCTTAGAAAGGAATATCGGAGTCATCGTCCATGTCTGCAAAGGAAGGTTTCGGTTCGTTCTTGTACACATCGGGCATATAGGTTGTGCCTGCGGAATGGTTGTCCGACTTGGAATCCACGAAGCACACCTCGTTTACGATAACCTCGGTTGCGGAGCGGTTGTTGCCGTTGTTGTCCTGCCACTTACGGGTCTGCAGTTCGCCTACGATGCAGATGGACGAGCCTTTGTGGAAATACTTACCGATAAGCTCGGCTCTCTCCTTCCACGCTACGCAGGTGATGAAGTCACTCTGTTGCTGACCGTCCTTTGCGCCTCTGCGGTTCACCGCAATGCTGAAGGAGCAGACGGGAGTACCGCTCTGCGTTGTCTTGACTTCGGGATCAGAAGTAAGTCTGCCACCAAGGATTGCTTTGTTGAAGTTGAAGTTTGCCATAGTTAATTCTCCTCTAATCTGTAAATTGAAAAATGTGTTGTTTCTCCGAATCTGTTCTTGCCTGACCCTACGGAGGAGGTGATGTTATACCCCAACCTCTTGAGGTCACTAATGCGACTTGCGAGTCGCAGGATGCCGTACTCGTTGACCGCTTCAAGAGAGGTCAATGAGCCGTATGTCTGTAAGTGCCGAAGCACGATATCACATTGGCTTAATTTCATATGTACCTCCTATAAGTAGTTCTTGCCCACAAGCCTCATAAAATCGTCTCTGCCGTGCGTTTCCTCATAGACCGCTTGACACCTTGCCTTGAGCCTCAAGTCCGTCTCGCGGCATCTGTGGACGGCATAGGGGGCATACTGATGGCAATCGGGGCAGAGGAAGACGGTGAAGCCGTTCTCGTCCGACATTTTCCTACGGGGACCGTAGTAGATGTGGTGGAGAGCCGTCTCGGTGTGCCTACGGCAGATGTAGCACACTCCCGTTTCGGTGTCGAGGATGGAGGGCTTCATTGCGAAGCCTCCAAACTCCTCATCTCTGCAAGCTCATCGGGTGTCATGACCTCGATGTTGAGACCCTTTGCCTCCGAGATGATGCCATCCACGAAGACCGTCATCTCCTCGGTGTTATATCCACTTGACCCTGCCCACACCCGGTAATACTTGTCGGTCTCGGTGTAGAGTTTCTCATGGGGTTCGTAGTATTTGATAGCCGAGAGGATAGCCTGTTCGTTCTTGGGCGAGACCTTGATGACACCGCCCTGTCCGTACCGCTTCAGCATGGTGAGGTATACATCGTCCTTGCTTGTCCGCAGCTTGTCTGCCATCTTACCGATAAGCACCCAAGCGTAGGAGTTTTGGTCAAGGGACCGTTTCTTGCGGTAGGGCTTGATGGTAATCTCAAGAGGCTTGTCCTTCAGTTCGTCATACTGCATACGGAAGTCCCCGTCCAACTCAAGGGTCAGCCTCTGCTTGGAGTTGAAGATGCTTACGTTAAGGTCTGCAATTCTGCCTTGCATGGGAATCGTCCCTCCTTCATACATTTGGTTAAGTAGATGAGCCTTGGCATATACTCCTTCTGTACCCACATGGGGTCATACTCGACAGGATGCCGTCCGAGTCTGTTCGGGTCGATGGGGTTGAAGAAGTTGTCATAATCTTCCGACAATAAGCGGTAGGACTCGATGACGAGCCTCTTCCCGGAGGCGAACATCTCCACTTGAGCCTGCATCCAATAAGCCTTGGTGACCGTGAACTTCTCGCTCTTGTGGGTCTTGACCTCATGGATGATATCGTCCTCTCCGTCAAGGTTGACACGGAGACGGACGGTGTGTCCCTTCCAATGCTTGATGCGAATCTGTCGGTCTCTGCCCTTGATGCCGAGGTGGTCAAGGATGCGATGCTCAAAAGCCGTTCCTGCTGCCGTGTACTGATTTGAGAAGTTGTTCTCGGTAATGCCGAGTTTCACGTTCCACCACTTGGCGAAGGTGTCGGTATCCCAGTTGCCCATCACCATGGCACAATCACTCGCACCAAACCACCCTGCCCGTGACTTGTCCGCAATCATAACTTCTTCAGGGCATCCTCAAGGTAGATGATGCCGTTCATGTACTTGCCGAGGATAGCACCAACATCCTTCTCCTTGAGTCCGCACTTCTCGCAGATTTCAGCCTGTGACATCCCTCGCTTCATAAGCTCGGTGAATCTCTGCTCGATTCTCTGCTTGATTTTGAAGATGTTGTGGATGGAGAGGTCTTCACCTTCCGTCTTATCATCATCGTTGTCATTGACCCACAGAGAGAAGCCAAGACCAGTATGGATGGCAACACCCTTCACAAAGGCTCTCGCATGGGCATTTGAGATGCGAAGTTGGTTGAGGGTATCATCATAGACCACAAGGTTTCCGTTCATTAGGGGCAAATCCTGTGTGAATACAAGGTCATCGATGTGTACCTCCACCGACACGAAGTAGCACCCCGTGGTTCGTCCGTCCTTGTTATGTACCTCACGGGAGGTGAAGAGATAACTGCCCTCCTCGTTCTTGAGGGGGATATAGTATACTCTCTCTGCTCCGTTGTCTCGCAGTAGTTCTGCGCACTTCCCCCAATTGAGGTAGGGAATGTCAATCACCTTGCCGTTATCGTCCTTGCCCTTTTTGGTTTTACAGAAGGGCATAACATCGATTTTGTAGAGTTCATCAAATTTCTTTAGCATATCGTTTCTCCTTATCTTTCCAGTCCAAATATGTAGTTGAGGGCATCGTCAATTTCGTCATCAACGAATTCATCTTCGTCATCCTCGTCTTCATCGTCACGATACCGCAAGTTTGCCATATCGTAGTCGGGATCGAGCCACTTGCTCTCCCAATCGGCAATCACAATGTCATTCCAATCCATACTTTGCCTCCCACTCCGCAATCTTGGCGAAGAGCTTTTCTTTCGTCCGCTTGGCATCAGGATGGTCATAATACCAATCGTAAGAGTCCGAGAAGGAAATCGTTTGCGAATCGTCCCATTGGAAGAGGCGAATGTGGATGCCACCGGGTCTTGTTGACCACTCTACATCAACCGAAATCCTGTTATCGATTTCTCGGATGGCATTGGCAAACACCGTCATTCTCGCCATCACCGTTTTGTGTACCTTGAGGATTTCCTTAGTTACTGGGGTTGTGTTCATCATTTTTCTTCATACCTTTCAATCAGTTTTGTTGCACGAAAAATAAGTGCGAGGCAGATTACGGTCCCAACCACTCCGATTCCAAACGAAATGGTGTTTTGCTCGATACCTCCGATGAGGCACATCAGGGTGATGCCCCACACAAATAAGCCACGGTATCCTGCGTTCCTCTTTTTTATTCTCATTCTGTTTTTCATTGTTAAACCTCGTTTTTAATCTTGCGAAATTCATCCACATGGGATGTGTAGTAGGCACTCATGGCTTCCGAAAGCCTCTGCGCCATTTTTTCACGCTGCTCAGCGGTCAATGTGTCAACTTGTTTGCCACCGATGTGAAGGGTTACTGTAAGTTGTTTGCTCATACATACCTCCGATGTTTCTCCCCCCTTTAGGTTATGCTGGTGCTGACAGGGTGTGCCTTTAGGTTTTGTGCCTCAATTCAAACTTTCTTGTTGCGCATAATAAGTTGAATCTTTGATAATCGACAAGCGTTTCAAACGCTACAACCAAGGCTCGTTCGGGGTTCTCGTTTGTGCGGATGAGTTCAAGTAGCTCCTCTTCGGGGGTCTTCTTCCTCTTAACCTGCACCCCGTCAACATTTTTCTTGTCGTTGTAGTTGTAGCCGCGTCCTCGTTCATTCGACCCGTAGGTCTTCATCCACTCGTACTCCTTGTCCTTCTCTCCAATGTCTTCGATGGTGTCGAGTACCGTTAGCGTGTAGTCCTCTCCGTGGCGGTTGTAGTCTTCCTGCATATCCCCTACGATGTGGTCTCCTCGCCTCAAGGCATGGATGTGTGCCATGAATCTGCGGTCTACGTTGCTACTGCTTCCGATGTACACTCTGTCTGTCGGGTTGTGTCGGATGCAGTAGACTTTGCGTGGGTATTTCATGCCGCCCTCCTCAGTTTTCTGTGCTTAAAGCACAATCTTTGCGCAAAAAAATAAGGTCATCAACAGATACTCCGTAAAGAGAAGCGAGTGCTTTGCCCGTCTCAATGCCGGGACTACTCTTGCCCTTTTCGTAGTTTACAATCGTGTTCTTACTTTTTTTGAGTGATTTTGCGACTTCTTCTTGAGTTAATCCAACATTAACCCTCGCCGCCTTCAAAGTGAGCTTCATATTTTGCCTCCTTTTGTCGAATTGTGCTTTAAGCACAATCACATAGTACCACATTCGACACGATTTGTCAATACCTTTTTCAAAAAATTTTGTGCTTTTCTATTGCTTTTTTGTGCTTTTAGTGCTATACTGTTCGCAAGGAGGTGAAAAAATGGATAACAAAGACATCTTTGCTTCTAATCTACAAAGATACATGGAGTTGAGTGGAAAAAGCAGAAATGATATAAGCAGGGCTTTAGGAATCAGTTACTATACTATTACTGATTGGGTGAAAGGCAAGAAATATCCCAGAATGGACAAGGTAGAAATGTTAGCAAACTACTTTGGCATTCCCAAAACCTACTTGATAGAAGAGAGAAGCAAATCCTCCCCCGAAGAGCCAAAGCTCAGCGAGGGAGAGCAACTACTTTTAGAATTGTTTAGGAAGATTCCCGAAGACCAGCAGGGTCTTGTGCTGAATCTAATCCGTGCTGCTTTAGGTAGCCCTCAACAACGATGATTGCCGTCATCAAGGCTTGAGCAGGATTGTCATTTGCACGGATCAGATTGATAAGTTCAATTTCATTGTTTGTCATAAAGAATCCCCCTATCAAATTGAGCATACAGAACGCACGTTCTGTGTTCAGTTTATCGTAAGCATTATCAATTGTCAACAAATTTCGACACTTGGTTTTCTGCCTAAATTATACTTCGGCAAAAAAGGAAAATCAATACCAATCTTTGGAAAGTTAATACCAATATTTGTAACCCACAAAAAACAAAAACCGTCACGGGAAAGGACAAAAAAGTAACATGAGCAGACAGACTAACATTGCAACCGAACAAGAAGTGTGGCGAACCAACCTAAAAGAATTACGGAATAAGACAGGAATGTCCAATAAGCAAATAGCAGATAAGGCAAATTTGTCCGAGAGAACCGTAGTAAGAGTCTTTACGGGCGAAGCCAAAAATCCGGGTGTTGCTATCGTTCGCAAAATCATTCACGCATTAGGCGGTACAGTAAATGATATTTTTGAAGAAAGTGATGCGGTTATCTGTAGCAAAGACACCGTGGCATTGCAAGACGAGGTGACAAGACTTACCGAAGAGGTTGCTCTTCTCACAAGCAGTTTGAATCTTGCCAATATAGACCTCGCAGTACAAAAGGATAAAATCACCGCTTTGGAAAACGAGAATAAACTACTCAACCTAAAGATTGAATACGAAGAGAAACTCATAGCGGTACATAATTTCTATAACCAGTTAAAAATCTCCAACTAACCATGAACGGTCATTGACCGCATTATAGTTATACCACACCGCCTGTCCTATAAATGGGACTTTGAGAACAATTGTTCGTTTTGAAGGAGAAAATAAATGTTAAGATTTATTTGGTTTTGCTTGGTGCTTGGATGGTTTGGGTTTATTGGTCGACTTATATGCGTTTCCGACATACATATTGTTTTTAAAATATTGTTGATGATTGGAGACCTTGCAATAGGATTCTATACATTTGTTCTTTACTACAACGAAACAACCGAAGATTAATTTATGCGTTTTTAAAGTTCACGAAAGGAGAATGCCTGTGGAAACAGAACTATTAAAAATAGGAGCTGCCTATGTTCGTGTCTCCGATGAGAGACAGGACGAGTATAGCCCCGACTCACAGTTAAAGAAGATACGGGAATACGCTGCCAAGGACGGCTACCTCATCCCCGATGAGTATGTCTTCTACGATGACGGCATATCGGGAAAGAGCGCAAGGCGAAGAGATGACTTCAACCGCATGATAGCCATAGCAAAGGAAAAGACCCACCCGTTCGATGTCATATATGTTTGGAAGTTCTCAAGATTTGCGAGAAACCAAGAGGAGAGCATGGTCTATAAGAACCTCCTCCGCAAGAAGGGTGTCTCCGTTGTGTCGGTATCCGAGCCTATCCCCGAAGGACATTTCGGTACACTTATCGAGAGAATCATTGAATGGATGGATGAGTTCTACCTCGTTAACCTTGGCACAGAGGTAATGAGAGGCATGACCGAGAAGGTAACCCGTGGCGAGGCGGTTGTCCCTGCTCCCTTTGGTTACATCAACGGAGAGAAAACCTTTCTGCCTGACGAAGAATGCGGTACGGCAGATATCGTTAGGGAAATCTTTGAAAGGTATGCCAACGGAGAAAAGCAGAGGGAGATTGCCGTTATGCTTGGGCAACGAGGTGTGCGCACAAGGCGAGGGAATCCCCCCGAAAACAGATGGGTGGACTACATCCTTCACAACCCTTGTTATATCGGCAAAGTCCGTTGGACACCCGATGGCATCCGTGCGGTAAGCAAAAGGGATTATGACAACGATAAGATTATGATAATAGACGGTCTCCATCAGCCACTCATCTCCATGGAACTGTGGGACAAGGTGCAGAAGATGCTCGATAACCAAAAGAAAGCCTACCCCAAGTATGCCAAGAGGCAACAGACCGTCAACTATATGCTCAAGGGGTTTGTAAGGTGCGGTGCTTGCGAAGGCCCCATTGCCATGGCTTCTGCGGTAAGCGGTAAAGCCAAGACTCGCACGTTGCAATGTTGTAACTACGCAAAAGGCTCTTGCCAAACCTCGCACTCCGTAACGGTCCCCAAAATAGAAAAGGCATTTGTAGAAGGTCTCAAGAAGGCGGTGGACGAAAAGCAATTCACCATCGTCCCCCAAATACAGAAAGCATCCTCCCCCACCCAAGTTGATTACGATAAGCTCATAGCGGTAGAAGAGAAAAGGCTTGCGAGGGCAAAGGAAGCATACCTTGCGGAGATAGACACCATCGAACAGTATGCCCAAAACAAGAAGGAAATCACCGAGAGGATCGATGACCTAAAGGCAAGGCAGAGCAAAGAGACCGTCCAAGAGATTGATATCGATGCTTTCTCAAAGAAGGTAGCAGGAATAGTGGAGTTCATCGAGAGAGACGATGTCACCGAGACCGCCAAGAACGAGGCTCTCCGCACAATAATTGAAAAGGTTGTTTACGAAAAGGCTAAAGGAAACTTGGCTATTTATTTTCACGATTTCTAATCATCTCTAAAAGCCGTTCGGAGGCCCCGATGGGGAGCTGGGCGCCTCCCTCCGCTATCTCTCCCAGCGCTTCGCCATGCCCGATCCGCGGGTGGCGGGGCTTTTAACCGACATCGGCACCGAGGAGCTGGCCCACTTGGAGATGATCGGCGCCATCGTCAGCCAGCTGACGCGGAACCTCTCCACCGACGAGATCATCCGTCAGGGCTTTGACGCCTACTTTGTGGATCACACCCTTGGCGTTTACCCCCAGTCGGCAGGGGGGACGCCCTTCACCGCTGCTTATCTCCAATCCAAGGGCGATCCCATCACCGACCTCATGGAGGACATGGGAGCAGATGGCACGACCTTGTAAGAACAACCTTTGAAAACGAAGTGCCGAAAGCCCTTGATTTTATTGGATTTTTTCGTTTTTGAAAGTAGTACAAGCCTTACCGCCCTGCATACATATAAGGACAACAAACGTCTAAAATCATCAAAAATAACAAGAAAGGTGATAAGGACAAGCTGTT